TGCGGCCTCGTGCCGCTCTGGTACGAAGGCCAGTTCTGCCGGTTCACCGACCCATCACCATCCTTCCAATGAAAATACCCTACGACCTCGACCGCATCAAACTCCTGCACGAAGCCCCCAACCTGGTTGCCCTGGCAATCAAGCGTGGCTGGATGTCCTACCCTCGCAGCGTCAGGCTCAGCGCCCTAGGCACGCCCATCTTGGTGCTCGAGGAGGAGGAGGACTACGAGATCACTGCAACCGCACAGGATGCCGACGTGTGTCGCAAGGCCTACGACCTACGGGAGCGCGACCTAAGCCTCGACGATGTAGCCAAGGCGTGCGGTGTTGCCCGTGGTTCTGTTGCTTACATCATAGCGAAAGGCCATGAGATGTATTTAAGGCAGCAAAGGATAGAGCATAGTACAATAGACACATCTGTTAAACCTGCAAATATGTAAGGAATCTTTTGCCATATCTCCAATAACAGGTGAACGCGAGACCCCTATCAATTTCTGCGAGTAATGCTGTCATCAAATAATTTATGCCTAACCAAATACAATTCCTCGTCGACCAGTTCGGCCTGGCCAACACCGCCTGGTTTATCCGGCTGATGAAAAGCGGCACCACTCCAGAGCAGATCGTCGGTTCCCTGGTGCCAAGCAACTACGACAGCCGAAGGGACGGCGTGTTCCGAGCCCTCCAATTCGCCGGCAACCTGCCTGACTCAATGATGCCCCAGGAGATCAAGGACGCCTTACAGCCATGACACAAAAGGAATACGGCGACCGCATCGGTATAAGCCAGCCGCGGGTCGCACAGCTTATATCTCAGGGGATGCCCATGGACTCGCCCGAGTCGGCCGACCTCTGGCGATCTCAACACGTTAGGTCACGCGCTAAGTCTATTCCTAAACAGAAGAACGTACCGGACACCACCGCAATCGAACAGGAAGGCCCCTACAGGCCTATTGAAGCAGAGACCCCTCTCAACACCGCAACAGCAGCCACCGACTCGCCAGAAGGCGCTTACGAAAGGCAGCGACAAATCGAGCGTGCAGCCTATGACCTGGCTGTCGATGCCCTCCGCGGTGGTCGAGCCGACGCCGGCCGGCTGGTAGCGATCCATGCCGCGGCAGCCAAGAACCTCACCAGCGCCAGGGACGAGGTGATCACCCAGGCCGAAAAGGAACGTCGCCTGGTCTCCGGCGACTGGGTGCGACGGGTGATGCAGGAGCACGACGGCGCCGTGGCCTCGCTGATCAAGGCCATGCCGAAGCAGCTTTCAGGCAGGATAGCACCGCATGACCCCGAGCACGCTGAACGTGAATTGACCCGGTGGGTCCAGGAGGTGGCGCTTAAGACATTGCACAACACAGACCCATGGAAATGACATACCAGCTACACCTGGGGGACTGCCTAGAGGTTCTGGCAACTCTACCGGACAACTCGGTCGACAGCATCGTGACCGATCCGCCTTACGGCCTGTCCTTCATGGGCAAGAAGTGGGACTACGACGTTCCGAGCGTGGCCATCTGGGAGCAGTGTCTACGGGTGCTGAAGCCGGGAGGCCACCTGCTGGCATTTGCCGGCACCAGGACGCAGCACCGGATGGCGTGCAGGATCGAGGACGCCGGCTTCGAGATTCGAGACATGATTGCTTGGGTGTATGGGTCTGGGTTTCCGAAGTCGCACAATCTCGAAGGCGACCACAAAGGCTGGGGCACCGCCCTAAAGCCTGCCCTGGAGCCGATCACCATGGCCCGAAAGCCATTCTCCAGCACGGTGGCCGCCAATGTGATCCAGTACGGCACCGGCGCCATCAATGTCGATGGGTGCAGGGTGGGGACGGAAAGCCGATGGAATCCAAGCGCAGGACACAAAGATTTAGAAAACAAGAGAACCGTCACACCAATATCATCACACAAAGAATTCGACGGCCGTGAATGCGTCGGCCGCTGGCCTGCCAACATCATCCACGACGGCAGCAACGAGGCGGCCTTGTCGCTGAAGTCCGGCGCCCGGTTCTTCTACACAGCCAAGGCTGGGAAAGTGGATCGAGAATCCGAGAACAATCACCCCACCGTCAAACCGACCATGCTAATGGCCTACCTCTGCCGTCTAATAACTCAACCAGGCGGAACCATCCTCGACCCGTTTATGGGCTCTGGCTCAACCGGCAAGGCTGCTACCATCAACGGCTTCCGGTTCATCGGCATCGAACGCGACCCAGAATATCACAAGATCTCCGAAGCCAGGATCTCCAACCAACACGAAGGGCGCTTATTTTGAACCTAACCGACCTCCAGCGCTCCCTCCTGGACTACCGACGCAATCTCTACCGGCCGACACCGATGCAGACGGTGGTCGACTGGGCCGAGGCATCTCTCCGGCTGACCCAACGACAGACCGAGCACCCCGGGCCCTTCTCAACCTCGGTACGGCCTTACACCAGGGAGCCCATGGAATGTTGGAAAGACCCGACGGTCTACGAGGTCACCCTCTGCTGGGGCAGCCAAACCAGCAAAACCACCACCCTGATGGCCGGCCTGGCCTGGCTAATCGCCAACGAGCCGAGCCCGGCCTTGTGGCTAATGCCCACCGAGAGCCTTGCCAGGTCATTCTCGAAGAGCCGCTGGCTGCCCATGCTCGAGGACAGCCCGGCCATGCTCGAGTGCTACCCGGCCGAGGCCGACAAGATCACCAACCTCGAGCAGAACTTCACCAGGTCGACCCTGACTTTCGTAGGATCCAACAGCCCGGCCAACCTAGCCAGCCGCCCGGTTCGGGTGCTGATAGCCGACGAGGTCGACAAATTCGCCGAGGCCACAGCCCGGGAGGCCGACGCCTTGGACTTAGCCGAGCAGCGCCTCAAGAGCTTCTCAAGCTCCAAGGCTTTTATGACCAGCACACCGACGGTGGTCGAAGGCCGGATCTGGCAGCGCTTCCTCCGCGGCGACCAGCGCCGTTACTACCTGCCGTGCCCTCACTGCCGTGAGTATATCAAATTGGAATGGCGGCAGGTGACCTGGGACGACGCCAAGGCCGAGGACGGCAAGCACGACTTGGCCAAGATCCGAGCCTCGGCCCATTACGTCTGCCAGCTCTGCCAGGGCAAAATCACCGACTCTCACAAGGTCGCAGCCCTCCGACATGGCCAATGGCGCCCAGAGAATCCCAACGCCATGCCTGGTGTGCGTTCCTACCACCTCAGCAGCCTCTATAGCCCCGACCGCAAGTGCACCTGGGGCTATCTGGCTGTCTCGTTCCTCGAGGCCAAGGCATCGATGGCCGGCCTTCAGGGCTTCATCAACGGCAACCTGGCCGAGCCCTGGGAGCAGCAGGACGTGCAGCAGGAGCGCACCGAGACCGCGGCCACCGTGACCGTCGATGGCGGCCGGCGCTATCTGACCGCCGACGTCCAGGCCGTGGCGCCCTTCCTCTGGTGGGTGTGCCGCGAGTGGAAAGACGGCAACTCTACCCTGATTGCTGCCGGCCATGCCGACGACTTCGCAGCCCTCCGCCGGGTGCAGGTGGCCCTCGAGGTCCATGACATGGATGTCGGCATCGACTCGGGCTTCAATACCCAAACCGTTTACGACGCCTGTGCCTCCTATTCCTCGGTGACCTCCAACCCGATCAACTTCCCGTGCGGTCTCCGATACCCACCGGAAGGCGGCCTCCGCAAGCCCATGGTAATCGGCTGGATGCCGCTCAAAGGCCGGGAGACCGGCGCGCGGTTCACAGCAGCCACCGGGGCGGTGCACCCTTTCGGCCTGTCGACATCCTCCTCAATGCGGACCGACGTGGTGCAGCCCCTCCTGGTGTTCGACACCGAGCACCTCCGAGATATGCTCTCCAGGCTAAGGAAGGGCGACATCGACCGGGAATGGGGCGTCCATCAGGATCCGCCTAGCGTCCAGGCCGAAGGTGCCTACATCGCCGAGCCCGACCTCTACTGGCGCCACCTGGACTCGCACGTCCTACGTCCCCAGGCCAATCGAGCCGGCCGCATCAAGCACGTCTGGGTTAAGCGCAATCAAAAGTGGCCCGACCATCTGCACGACTGCGAAATCATGCAGCTCGCCATGGTGATGCTCTGGAATGATCTGGTTACGTCAAGTGAGTCAATAGCTACTTAACTGTTGTATTACACTTGGGATCGGTGAAGATCCGCCCGAGGTGTTCACGTTTACCGTAGCCATCAAGAGGGCCTATCTCCGCAGTGTCTATGCGACACTGGGCGGTGTGACGCTCCTGGCTGCCCTGGCTGCTAAGTCTATCGCCGCGGCCACAGTGATCGAGTCCGGCCAGGTTGTCCGGTCGACATCATCCTCCGATGTGTCGGTAGAGTTTGCGGAGCCGGGCAAGGGCGCCCCGACACCTTCCGAGATGGTCGAGATGTGGGAAAGCCTGGTCGATGACTACGACCTAGCCGTCTATTACCTCAACCAGGAGGGTATCACCAGCCCCACCGATGCCCAGATCTACACTAAGATGGTGGCCGTGGTTCTGGTTGCAGCCACCAGTTACGGCGGCGATTTCTCCAACTTCCGCCGTGAGGCGTCCTACCGGATGGGCATGAGCTGATGGGATTCCTCGACACCATCCTGAACAAGTTCCGGTCGGCGCCTGTCGACCGCTACGAGGGCGCGTCCAACTCGATCCGCCGGTCCTTCCTGGACACCAGCTACACCTCGGTGCGGTTCGATGTGACTGCCTCGACCCGGCAGCAGATCGTCCGAAAGTCCCGATTCTTCGAGCAGAACAACGCGGTGATGAATCGCCTCGGTGACCTGTTTGAGAACTACACCGTCGGCAGCAACTTCTCGGTGCAGCCGGCTTCCTCGAATCCCGACTGGAATCTCCGAGCCAAAAAATGGTGGGACACCTGGAGCCGCTACCCTGACATCGGATCCCGGCAGTCTTTCGGCACCCTGATGTCGCTGGCAGCCCGTGGCTGGTTCTACGATGGGGAATCCTTTATCCTCCTGACCAAGGGCGAGACCGGCCGGCCCCGATTGCAGCTCATTGAGCCGCAGCAAGTGTCGACACCCGCTGGCCAGGAGGGCCTTCCTGATGTGTTCGATGGCGTCCGGTTCGACCCCAAGACAGGTCGGGCCATCTCCTTCTATTGCGGCCAGGAGCAGCAGCAGGGACAGTTTACCGACATCCGGTCCATTTCTTCCGACTCGGTGGTCCACATTTACGAGGCCCAGCGTGCCGGCCAGCTCCGCGGACTGCCTTTTGTGGCTTGTGTGATCAACGACCTTCACGACCTGGACGATCTCCAGAAGCTCGAGATGGAAAGCTGCAAGCTCGCCTCCAGCGTGGCCCAGGTGATCAAGACGAGCTCCGGTGAGGTCCAGGCCACCAGCCTCCGATCCGGTGTTGCTGGATCCCAGGGCACCGCCCAGAACTACTACGAGAACATCTTCGGCGCCTCGGTCAAGGTCATGAAGACTGGCGACGAGTTCGAGCAGTTTAGCGCTGACCGACCCAATGTTAATATGCGCGAGTACTGGCGCAGCCTCACCGAAAAGGTGTGCGCCGGCGTCGGTATTCCTTACGTCCTGGTATTCCCAGAGTCGATGCAAGGCACCGTCTACCGGGGCTCACTTGATATGTCTTCAGTGTGGTTCCGCAGCCGTCACCAGGTGATGGCCTCGGCCGCCCGACGTATCTGGGAGTATGTGATGGAATACGCCATCCGCACCGACCCGACTCTCAGGGACAGCCCCGACGACTGGTACGAGGTGGCCATCCAGGCGCCCCGGGCTCCTAACGTCGACGTCGGTCGCAACTCTGCTGCACAGCTCGCAGAACTCGGCGCTGGTGTTACCACCTACGACGAGATCTACGGCGCCCGAGGCATCGACTGGCGATCCGCCCTGGAGGCCAAGGCCCAGCAAGCCCGGTACATCCAAGACCTGGCCACTAAGTACGGCCTCGATGTCTCTGAGATCTCGACCGCCCAGAAGCAGCCGATAGCACCGGAGCCGGCCGCGGCCGCTCTCGAGCAGCCTCCTTCCGAAGAAATGCCCGAGCCGATCCCGGCCGAGCCCATCGAAGAGGTGGTTGCGGTGATCGAGCCCAAGAAGCGGAAAACCAGAGCCAAGAAAACCGAATGACTAAAGTAACCAACTGGCTTTCCTACCAACCGCGCGCCTCAGTCCATGAGCCGGCGGTGCTCCAGATATTCGACCAGATCGGCGAGGACTGGTTCGGTGGCTCCGGCATTTCTGCTAAGGCATTCTCCGATGCTCTCCAGTCTGTAGGCCCCGGCCCCCTGGTGGTCGAGATCAACAGCCCTGGCGGTAACGTCTGGGAC